TCATTCTTGTATAACCCTTTATACTTCCTGGTCTTATTATCCCACGACTTACCACCCTTATGATAAGGACATAACATTCTTCTTGAAGTAGGGATAAATTTACCAAGACACTTACACCTTTTCCCAGAGTGCTTGGCAATCGCTTCACATCTAATCTTTATTTTTGCCAATAGGATTACCTTTATAATCTAAATTATTTCTGATATTAAAATCTCGTTTCTCTTTGTATCTTACATTAGTTTCTTTACTAATCTTCTTTAGTTCCCTTGCTATAATTCTAGGATCTACTAAATTTTTTTGACGAGCCAGTTCCTCCTTTCTTTGAATGGCTAGTTTACAATAATAGACATTCTTTGTATCCCCTATAAGGTCAGGCAGGGGTAGAGTGGCGAGTTCATTTATTGTATTTTCTTTATCACCTTTATACTTACCTATTATCTCATCTATTATATTGTTATATTGTTCTTTTAATGTAGCCGTAAAACGGCTATCATAGGGTTGTTTAACGGCTATCTTAACATTCTCATATAGTTTTTCAACTTTAAGAAATACCTCATTTACAATATAAGTCTTACCAGATTTACCTCTAAAAGATTTAACAACATTTAATTTATTAAGGGTGGATAGGCAGTTCTTAATTGTGGTCCTACATAAACCAGTATCTTTATGAATTGTTTCGTGCCTTAATCTTGCCTCATATCCATTCTTCTTCCAGGCATACTTCATCACAGATAAGAAAACATTAAGACAATGAGACTTATGTTCCCCCTCTAATTTAGATAGGTGGTGGTACAACTTATAAGTTATAAATAAAAAACCTCTACTTGTGTCCATGTTTACATACCTTTTTGTGATTAGATTGGAGGTCTAGCAAAATGGAAACCCATTGGTTCTCGTTCATCAATTCAAACTCTGTCTCACAGCTCGTTATACGCTTGATCCTAAAGGTTAGGGTATCAGGTGTCAGATTTTTATAGAACACCAAAAAACAGGGTATATTTAAGCGACTAGCGACTATGTTTGCAAGGGTTGTAGCCTTAAATTTCTGTTCTTTGTCAAAACAAGTCTCCAATATAGCTAAAGGTTCATAACATCTAGGACAGCACTCAACACTATCAATATCAATCATAGCAATTTTTTCTTTTCTTGCTCTATGCCAATCGTTATAACTTCCATTACTGAAAGCGTATGTCCATCTAGCCATAAATTATTTGTTTTTAATTATTATAATCTCGTTTTCTTTTTCTTCTATTATTCTCTCAAGGTCTAGCAACTGATTGGATAGTTTTTCTATGTGCTTTTTATGTCGTTTAATTTCTTTTCTACATTCCTTTAGCTCATCAGGACAACCTATCTCATCAAATATTTTATCGTTTGTCATTTAATACTTCTATTTTTTTAACTACTGATCTAGGATAAACAGTTATGTTGCCAACTGTAAGTGTATCTTCATCAAAACTATATGATGCAAAAATTATAAGTTTCTTTTGGTCCTTATACAGTAAGTAACCAAGGTCTTCACACCAAGAGTATACTTGATCTTTTGCTTTATCTAAACTCATCCATTCTGAATTAGATACAATGTCCTGCCAATAAATTCTTACTCGTTTATATTTAAACTTATTTACTTTCTTCATAGGTCCACCACGCATTATATAAATCTTGCAAAGATACTTTGCCTTTAGTTACTTCTAATATCTTCTTAACCATTTTTGGTTTAGGGAATCTTTTTTCTTTAGACTCCAAACAATATCTCTGCGAGTTGGTCGCTGGATTTATAGATTTGATACCTAACATAGTACCAAAAGTATAATGTGATATACCTTGTTTCTTACGCCATTCTGCTAATGTCATTATTCTCCTTTGTTTATTAACCTTTTAGGTTGTATATACATTGTATTTATTTACTTGCAATAAGTATTTTTATCTATATACATGTGGAAAACGAAAGGGAAAAAAACAAATGAAAGAATACTTTAAAAACTTTAATGGTGGTCAAGGGTTAGACCATTGGTCTCCATCTTCAAGCCAAAACTTTACCAGGTTTGTACTTAACTATTCTCTACCACAAGAGATAAGAAGAACATTTAAAATTAGATACAAAGCACCATTCGGTAATCTTGTAAACAACACAGCTCAAAGATTAACCTGTGAAGTTCTATATCAAGGCGACAAGAAGATTACATTAGAAAACAAAAATTATGACGAGATATTTCAACAAGAGTTAGACGCAATAGATAAGAATAGTCCACCAATAGATGATAAAGATAAACTAGCAAGAGAGATGATGATTAGTTACGCACATCCAACTATTGAGAACATGAAGAAAGCTGTCAAAGAAATATTTGGTGATGCAAAATTAGTTGCTGAAAGATATGTCTCAAACAAAGACAAAGATATGATCCATGATATTATTGGTCGTATAGATTATGAAAGCAATGACATTATAGGGGAAGCAAAAACAAAACCTGTTAGCATTAAAAAGCGTAGAGGTAAGGATGAATACTACATGGCAACAACGCAGCTACCTAACGATCCAGACCCAATGCACGTTTCTCAAGTTGCGTTCTACTATCATTGCACAAAGAGAAAACCTTTTTTGTTTTATGTAAATGAAAACGAATACAGAATCTTTGATGACACGCACGATATGTTAAGACCTGATAATTTAGAATATCAATATAATTTATTAACACAAAAATTAAAATCATGGGAAGAACTAATTATATTTTGTAAAGGAGATATTAAAAAGCTATCTAACTTTGCAGAGCCACCAGAATTAAATCATCCTTTTTATTATAGGGATTTAATAGACGACCAAAAAAAACAAATCAAACAACTATGGGGATTAGACACATGAAACTAAACATATATCAAAAACTACATAAGGCAGCTTGTGAAGCTGGAGGTGTGGCAAAAGGAAAAAAAGTTCCTGGTATGCACTTCAATCCATTACAACATGATGAGGTACAAAAGGTTGCAATGGAATCACTACTAAACAATGGGTTATATCCTGTTTGTACTTACACTAACTATGTTAAAGAAACTTTTATCATGGTGACTTGTTCAATGAAGATACATGACATTGAAGATCCAACAAGTCATATAGATATTGAAGGATGTAGTGCAATGGGAAACCTAGATAAATTTGGTACAGGTAATGGTATGTCTTATGCCAAGAAGTATGCTTTCTTAAATGCACTAAATCTAAAGACAGGTTTAGACAATGATGATGGCTATAAAGCTAGTCCTTTCTCTACTAGAACAAACAATGTTAAACAAAGCAGTAAAGAAAGTGAAGCAAAACCTTTTAACAATATTCCACAACCAAGTGGTACAGAGCATGACAACAATCATGATGCAGTAGCAATAAATAATATCGAGAACGATATTAAAAATGCAGCAAGTATTTATGAGCTAAGAAAACTTAGAAGTTATAAATACAAAGATGCTTTTAATCTTGCTATGAAGAAACACCTTAGAGTTTATAGACAATTAGATGATCTATATAAGACTAAGGAAACAACACTAAACACACAAGGAGTGATATAATATGAGTGATAAGATATATATAAAACTTACGCACAATGCCGACAAACAAGCAGGAGATAATCGACCATCTTTTGTTGCACCAATAAATCCAAAATCACCAGAGGGTAAGACCTGGAGAATAGGTGTAAAGATTGGAGAGAGTTGGTACAACCAAGCAGGATTTGATGATCTTGACGAACAAGGTAATCCCACAGGAATTATTAATGTTGTCTTGACACCATCAAATACTGGTTCAGCACCTGCAAAGCCGAGAGGACCGCAGTCGTCTTTTGCACCTAACGATAGGTTTGCAAAAGGTCAAGGATCAGGATATAACAAACCTAACTACAATTATTAATTGTAGTTGAATGGTGTGGTGGAAGTTTTTTTGAGTAGCGAATCATATTACCTCTTTCCCTTTCTGGTAATGCTCCCTCTTATTTGTTTTCTTCTGCCATACCTTTAAAACAATATGAAAATTACAGAACTTACAAACGAGATTAAGAAAAAGATAATCCAAGATCGAGAGAAAGATTATGGAGATTATCAATACAATTTTACTATACTTGCAGAGCTATTTACTTTAATATTAGCAACCAATTTAAAAAAAAAACTAAAGCCATATCAGGTAGCACATATCATGATGACACTTAAATTATTCAGAGCTACAAGAGGATTTAAAGCTGATAATTATACTGATTTATCTATCTATAATGACATGGCATCCAATCTACACAAAAAAGATATAGACAAAAATGATAAAAACAGATAAATATTTGAGAATTAAATCTGGCGAAGCTAACTTTCAGTTAGTTGAAAGATTTGATGATGTAAAGAAAGCTGCCGACCCCAACGCACAAGGGGAAGTTGTAGAATGTAAAGTCGAGAATATTAAATTAGACTTTACCAAAGTAACAAAGGAGAAAGATGGAAGAGTTAAAGACTCGCCTTCAAAAGTACAGGGATCTTCAAGAGAAGAAACATCAGAAGTTCCTGGAAGCCAAAAGAAAAGTAAGTAAGTATCAAAAAGATTCTTACAGATTGTTTTGGAAAATTGAGAAGGCAAAAGAACTTTTAATGACAACTAGATAGTCATTAGAATTACTGCTGAAAAAAAACAAACAAATCTGTAGGGGATCTATGACTTTAATTAAACAAGAATTTCAAAAACATATTAAAAAAATAAACAACAACGACTTCATTTACAAACATAAGATAGCTTTCTTTTTATTATCAGAGCAACAACTAAAACTTTATGAAGAAGGATTTAAAAAAGGTTTTGAGTTAGCACAACAAAAAATGTCTGACCATGTAAGCGAGATAAAAGAAACACACATTGTACCAAGACAAATGGAAAGAAAGATTATTGGTTATCAGTTTAGAAAACCTAAACAAACAGAGATAGACTCTGTGATTAATAAAGTTTGTATTAAGTATGAGGTAAGTAAGAAAGAATTATTTACCAAGACTAGGACCACAGATATTGTACGATCCAGAAACATTATTCATAATATACTCAATGAAAAATATAAGATGAGCTTGTCAGATATAGGTAGAATTTTTGCACAAGATCATACTACAGTTTTAAATTCTATACAAATGAAACAGCATAGAAGAAGATTTTGGAATGATGAGCAAACAATATGGCAGGAGTTTGACGAACTTACTTCTTAAATCCAGACTTCATATTTTTATAAGCCTTTGAAGATATAGTAGATTTCTTTTTTGATCTACTTGTACCAGCTTTTTTTCTTTTGTTTATATTATAATACAAACCTTTTTTAGCTGTCTTACCTGATTTAGTTTTGTGATAACCTTTTTTCATTACTTCTTCTTTTTAGACTTTTTAATTTTCTTTTGCAAGAATTTTGGTAAAGTTTTTTGTTTAGCTGTTAGCTTACTTTTACCTTTTGATTTACCATACATAGTTATTCTCCTTTTGTTGATTCATTTTTAACACACAGTATTTGTCAAAGCAACTACCATCTTTACCATCATGACAAAACCTTTGCTTATTAGCTGTAACTATCCATCCCCCTGCATCACTCATAAGCATCTTCTTGCACCACACACAGTAGCCACAGATTAATGATTGTTCTCCAGGTTTCTTCCAAGTTTTATTTCTTGCCACACTTACACTTTTTTTTATTTCTCTTACTAAAATTAGTAAAATCCATATTAAAAATATCTTCTATTTTTTTAAACTGATCATCTATAAAACTAAAAAATTTATAAAACATTCTATCTAACATTTCCATCTCCTTCTTGCCTGTCTTATTCTTGAGTTAGGATCATTCCTAGTTTTAGCTGATGATCTTTTTAACTGACCTGCACTTCTTGCACAATAACTTTTTCTACGTTTGGCATCTTTAGAACCTTTCTTAACTTTACCTGTTACTGCTGTCTTTAATTTAGATCCAGGATTAGCTCTTCTATATCTTGCTACACCTTTAGCTGTCATACCAGCTCCAGACTTTGTAGGTCTGTAGTTTGCGTTCTTACCTTTTGTAGTTTTTCTAATAGCCATAATTATTCTTTTATTATTTTTTTAATTGCTTTGCTACCATCAATGTTTTCTTCTAATTCTGCTTTTACTTTACCACATTTATATTCAATGTTATCGTTGGAATCACGTTCAGCAACACGCTTACCTTTTAGGCAATCTGACATAGCAGGTTGTATTCTGTGTTCAGTTAGTTCACCTGCAACAAACATACAAAGAGCCACAACTGTGCTAATGACTGTTTCCATTTTGTCTTACCTTATCTTTTAAATCTTCAACATCAGCTAACGCTTTATCTAATTGATCTCTTAAAAATTGTATATTAACTTTGTTCGTCATGTTTTGTTCTTGAGTTAATTCTAATTTTTCTGTTGTTTTATATAAATCTTCTATCAACATATATTGTTCTTGATCGGTAGGAAGTTGTTCTGATTTTTTAAGTAGGTCTGCTTGAAATAATTCTCTTGATGTCTCAAGAGATGTAAGTCTACTTGTTACTTCTGTGTATGCAAACACACCCATAGCTACAGCTACAATGATACCAACCATATTTTTAATTGGCATTGCTACTGATGTGTTCTCTGATACTTTCATCTAACTGGATAACCTGGTTCTAAAAACATAGCCATCAAGCATAACAATATTATTAGTATAGCTGTAAATCTGTAATCCATCTGCATCATCCATTGTTATCTACCTTGTCTATTGTATTTCTTATAGCTTCTCTTCTCGGATTTGTTAAGATTTTTTTTATGCCTTCTAGGTCTTTTAGGTGCTTTATCTCTAGGTACAAAGTGTGTAAACTTCTGACGAGCCATTACTTTTTCTTTTTATATTTAGGTTTCTTTTTCTTTTTCTTACCAGTTTGTTGAGATAACAGAGTTACCTTCTTACTGTATTGTTGTGAGTATGATGTGGATATATTTTTCATTTATATTTTTTTTCCCATATCTCTTTTTGAGTTAATCCTACCTCATCTTCTTTTAATTTTAATCTGTGATCTATTTTAGTTAAATCTATCTCTTCTACTAGAGCATATCTGTAAATTTTAGTGTCAGAATTTTTCCATTGGAAATGTAAAAGGTATTTAGGTTTATCATAGTTACTTAATAAACTGGGATCAAAAGCAGATATTGTCATTTCTTTCTCATTATATCTGCACCTTTAAGACCATAGATAGCTGATATAACTCCTATAAATATAGCTTGATACCAATAAGGTAGGTTCTTAAAATACTCAAAGAATAAATCTAGCTTTGCACGAATGTCAGGATCGTCAGAGAAAACAGAATAAGCCAATAGCAGCATAGGAATGGATATAAGAATGAGTACAAACTCATCCTTCCAACCATTATCATTGCTCTCAATAATCTTCGCTTTATATTCCAGTTCACCACTACTCATCTTTTCTGCATGACGCATTTGTGCATCTGCCATCAGCATTTTTGTTTGCTGTTTTTTTTTGTATATATGAGATCCTGCTTGAACTGCAAGTTTAATCGCACTTAACCACATTATCCTTTTACCTTTCCATCTTTCCACTCCATGTCTGGTAAGCCATTGTCGAACTTCTTACCATCATAAGTTAAGACTTGTTTTCTATTTGATCCTGATTCGTTGTAAGATACATGAATCCAACCACCAGCAGGATCATCTGGATTATAAAACTCTAATATAAGTTGGTCAAAGTCTACATTGTTTTGTAGCCAGTAAGCTACTTGAATGTTAGGTACACCTGCAATCTCAAAGTCTACTGCCTGACCCTTTGCATGTTGTGAAGTTTTCTTTGAACCAATAGCTTCACATAATGCTTCTGATCTATATCCTGATGTAACAGTTATAGGTTTGTCAAACTTTGCTCTTACTGGTTCTAGTATTTCATAACAGACATTCTCAAGGTTTTTAATATCACCAGCTCCAGGTGTATTATCAATACCCTTACGAGTTGCTGTCATTGATTTAGTAAATTCTTCTAGTTTAAAATGTTTAGATAGTTGCATAGATAATTTTTACCTTTAATTTTTTTTGTTCCATAGTTGTTTGGCGGTTAATAAGAGATCCTTTAGTGTTTCTCTTATACCCATCACTAGGTGTGTGATCTTTTTTTCTATAGTTTTTCGTTTTAACATCATAAGCATTATACTCACCTGTAGTCATATTTAAAGTAACAATATCTACAGGTCCTAGTCCTCCAAGGGGTGTAAATACAAGGATATTTGGGTCTTTGGCAAGGTCAAGCTGTGCAGCAAGTTCATTAATAAGTCCTGTAACCGCTTTCTTTCTTCTAGCCATGTAAACATCCTATTAAATATTAAAGTTTTTCAAACAAAATAATTATAATTGTAAACATTCCACCAATAAGAGCTGACATAGCATAGTATAAGTGTTTCTTTATATCTTTAATTTCTGATTCTATATTGTTAATTTTTTGATGAGTTTGCTTTTGCATAATACGACAAAGTTTTTCGTGTGATTCTATTTTCTGTAATGCAATATTTTTAGACATCTTCTTTTTTTACCTCATTACAAAAATAAGTTACATATAATTTTTCTTCGTTAAATTTTTCTTCATATTGATTAACAATTTGAACAGTTGATAATGAACCAGCTTTAACACAATCACTCCAAGAATTAAATTCTATTGGTGATACTGTTGTATTATTACAAAATCCTGTGATTGCTGAGCAGATTGTATAAGCTAAAACAAATTTCATAATTCCTTATATCCTATTTTCCATAATTTATCTCGCACAAGCTGGTACACCAGTTGATGTTGTGAACGGATTTTCAGCGAAAGCCATGTAAATGTATGAGCCACCAGAAGCATTTACTCCAGAGCCTGTACTTCTTAATTTAAAATTATTTGATAATATATCTATTCTATTTACTGTTTTTTCAGCATCAGATTCATTAGCATAGAAAACATGGTTATCATCATTAAAACCATTTCTTTTATTATCAGACAAATACCAATCGCTTGTAGTATCTGTTCTTTTAGTCATAACAAAAGCTGGTTTAAATCCTGTATAAATAAATGTGCCATCAGCATTTCCATTTCCTGTGTAGCTTCCAAATTTTGAGTAGCCTTTTTTCTCTGCGAAGCAGTAGGCTATATGACCACTTCCACTTTCATTTGCATTTGTATCAGTTCCAACAGAAAATACAGAACTTGTTGGTGCAGTTGAGTTCCAAGTAGTTGCTGAAGTAAATTCAGCATAATTTCCATCTAAATTTAAATTATAACCAGCACTTGTTAAATTTTTATGATAAACATTCCAAGCATGAGTTCCAGAAGTTAAATTTTTTTGTATTATCATATGTGGAACAGTTGATAACCCATGTTTTATCGTACCATTACTACCTGTTCCTGTGTATGAACAAATTGAAAACCCAGCATCAGTATTAACACTTCCAGCACTATCAATAGTTCCTATTCCAGTTGCACTTGCGTCATTGGTAAATGATGTTCCAGCTTTCCAACCCCAGCCAACATAAGTATCTCCTGTTTTATTAACTCCAGAATTACTTCCAACTGAAAAACCATTTGTGTCAAAAGATAAAGTATCATCAGATTCTGTTGTTTCAGCACCATTAGTATCAGATCGTAAAATTTTTGTTGCACCTCTAACTGAATCTGCAAGTCTATGATTAGCAGTATCTGATCTTCTTTTTACCCATATCCAATCAGGTTGCATATTGTCAGTTTCAGACCAAGTTATTTCTCTATCTGCTGAATTATTACCAGACCAAGTCTGTATTCTCATATAATCTGATGGTTTGTCTAATCCGTTAGTGTAACTCATTATCCATACTCCGCTAGGTTTTTTGTGCAAAGTGAATAGTATCCACTTGGAACTTCATGAGCAAAATTTCCATAGCTATTGCCATCTGTTTCACCACCACTCTCACTATAAGGTGGAGAGCCAAAGTTCCATTCATGCACAGGATCTGTTCCACTATCTAATGTAGTTGATACAAAAGAATAATCATAACCATCAGTAATTGAATACATAGCACCAGTACCAGTTGCACCAGATGTAGGGTCGCCACTATTTTGCCAAGTTCCATTTTTACTAACATAAACTTTATTATTATCTAAATCCATAGCAATACCAATTATATCTCCAGTAGTATATGAATCAGCACCCCAAGAACCACCAGAATCATTACTATATCTATAACCATTTTCTAAATAAACATATGCTCTTTCAATAGCATTTGCATACCAAGAATCTCCTGTTGCTTTAGTTATATCTATAATTCCAACTTGGCTTTGACTACCTAATTGTGTAATTTTAACTTCTGCGTACCATTTTCCAGAAGTAACAGCTATATTTCCTGTTCTTGAAAAATAATTTCCACCAACATTTGTAAGTTTTAAATTTCCCTCAGAGAGTTGTGAATTACTTTGAGATTCAGGATTTAAAGCATTAAGAGTACAAAAATTATTAGTGCAAGTATCAGTAGATTGATCTATTGCTGTTAGGTTATTAACTGTAAAGTTATTAGAACCAGCGGCATCATTTCCTAAAGCTGAACTATCTTCAAAGTCTAAATAAAATCCATTAGTTCCAAAGGTTAAACCAGATACATCTATTGGTTTCCATATTCCACTATCTTCGTCAAATTCTCCAAATGATGTTGGGTCTAATGCTGTTCCATCTATGAAACAAACTTCTGACATATAACCATCAGCATTATTACTACCACCCTCTGTACCTAAATAATTAACATAGCTAGTTGAATTAAAAAAACTGTCATAATTTTGAGATGGATATGATGATGTTGCAAAAGAAGTTTCTTGAACTCCATTTACATATAATTTAATTCTATTTGCGGCAGTTCCTTGTGAAGTATCGTAAGCTAATAAAATGTGGTAGTTTGACGAAACATCTCTAAATAATCTATTGGTTTTTAAACTATATTGAACAGCAGAACTGTAATATTCATAGTGTTCTATTTGATCTCCATTAAATCTAAATGTGCTGTAATTAGCACTTGCATCATTAGCACTTAAAATATATTGAGTAACACCTAATTTTGTTCTTTTAATCCAAAAACTAAAAGTCCAAGTTTTTCTATTTCCAGAACTGCTTGGTGTTCTATTTAGATAATCACTACTACCACTATTAAACCTTAATGAGTTAGCTACATCATAGCCTGTGTCTTTTATGGAGTTAGTTCCAAGAATAATCATTAACTCTCCAATGTTGGAAGTTCGCCTAATGGTCTTGGTTGTTGCACACCATCACTATCAGTAGTGTAAGTGTATAAAGTTTCTAATGCTGGAGTATCACTTGCGTTTGTTATAGCAGTTTCCATTTCTGCTTGTTTAGTTCTAACAGCATCTCTGTGAGTAGATATAGCACTTGGTATAGCAGTTTCTTTTTCTGAGTTTCTAGTTATGTACCAATCAGTTCTAGCAAGTTCTCCAGCTACTTGTTGTTTTAAAGTTCTAATTAATTGTGTTTTTAAACCCTCAACTTTTACATCTCCAACTTCTTTGTCATCAGGTAAATCTCCATCATCTGAATCTTGTTGTGTCCATAAAGTATCTGCATGAGCTTTAGGTGTAGCAGTACCATAAGAAGCTGTAACTTCATTACCATCAAAATCAAAAGATTGATTAGTATTAATATACCACTTCTCATCTTTTTTATTACTGTCATCAAATACTACTTCATAAATACCTATTGCATTTAATTCAGAAGCTGACCATACAGAAAATATTTTAGCAGGGTATCTTACATCACCAATTACTAAAGATTTAGGATGGTTAATAAATTTTGTTATTTCGTTAT